GAGCTAAAGCTGAAGACATTGCATTAAAGGCAAAAAGAAAAGCTCCATATAATTTATCACAATTGCGAAATAGCATAGGCGCAGAAGAAATAACCAATCTAAAATATACTGTCTTCGCTAATGCCTACCATGCTCCATATATAGAGTTCGGAACGGTAAAAAAAGTCAGCGTGCCACCAGAACTAACAGAGGTCGCAGCGGCAGTAAAAGGCCGTGCAAATCGTGGCAATTTTGAATCAATGGTAGAAGCAATTTACAAATGGGGGACGAAAAAGAAAATCATCAAGAAAAATGACAAGAATCATGCGGTAAACATCGCCAGGAAAATTATGATCAACGGCATCGCACCGCAACCATTTTTGTGGCCATCGTTCCTAGAAGTCAGGCCAAAGCTGATTAAAGAACTACAAAACATCCTAAAATCAGCTAACCTATGAAAGACCCCGGCAAATCCCTGCGTGAAGCATACATGGCCGCATTGTCTGGCCTCACTTACGATGGCAAGAGTGTGGCAGTGTATGAGTTCATGCCTATTGAGACCTTGCCGGACAATTATGTGTACATCAATAGCATGGCGTCGAATCAGATTGGTAACAATCAGCTATTCATCCATGACGGTAGCATTGCTTTAGACATCGTAACGCGGCAGTACAAAAAACTTGATTATTCGGTTGTTGACGGCATTTCGTACCAAGTCATCAATACCATCCTGACCTATCCATACAGCACAATCACGAACGCGGATTTTCAATTCATGAACCCGCAAATTGAAGGGACGCAGTACCTGATTGAACAGGACGGGGCGTATCACATCGTCCGAAAAATTGTTAGATTTGCGCAATCACTAATTGAAAAATAAATGGGACAGATTCAAGGCAGTTTACAGAACATCGAGATTGATGTCGCCGGTGGGTCCAGTTACAAAACACTGGTCTGCCTTCGCACATCGTCCGTCAACACGACCGTGACCGTCAACGAAGATGAAACCAACTGCGGCGTCCTCACATCTGTGGGTGACAGTAAGTTCAGTTTCGACTTCGATGCCGTCTGCGAGAGCGCACCGAGCGCATCCTCGATCAGTTACAAGGACCTGCTGACCGTACTGGTTAACAAAACCAAGATCACGGTCCGGTTCCAGAACCCGACCATTTCCGGCAGTTCCGTCGGCACGGTGTATTACCATCAGTCGGAAGCCTACGTGACGGATCTCACGCTGAACCAAGATGCGGCCGGTGGTGCCTACATCAATTTCAGCGGTACCATCCAGTCGACCGGCACCCTGGACATCACGCCGTAAGGCAAACTAAAACACACACACCATGAACGGGTACATTCAAATGGATGTGCTAGGGCGCAAGCGTGGCCTTAAGTTCGGCATGCTGGCCAAGCAACAGATTTCCCTTGAATCACAGAAACTTGGGCAAGTCCTGAATGGCAATTCAGTGGACTTTGCCCTTGTGCCTGTTATAGTGTACTGGGGCCTGTTCAATAACTGTTACATCAAGCGGGAGGATCCTGACTTTACGTTTGAGGATGTGGTAGACTTTGTCGAAGACAATGTCGGCAATCCCGATCTGTTCACACCGGTGCTGAATTGCCTATATGAAAGCAGTGTCACCGCGACAGGTACAGACGCCGAGCCAAAGCACGAAGAAAAAAAAAGTACGACCTCGACAAAGCGGAAGGGTGGGACAAGCTGAGGGCGCACGTCACCGGGGAAATTGGCATTCAGGATTACGACAGCCTAACCTTGCGGGAAGTCACGTTGATTATTGAAGGGTACCAGGAAAGACTTTTGCAAGGGTATCGACAGACAAGACTTTTGATGTTTATGATGGTCAGGCTTTGGGGCGATCCGAAGAAAGCACCTGACAACCCGGAAGACCTTTGGAGGTTGCCGGGAGAGGAAGACAAGCGCATGACCGAGGCAGACATCGACGCAATTTTCGCTAAATTGCGAGCAAATCAAGCCGGTGGCTGACCAATTACAGATTATCATAGGTGCAGACACCGCACCACTGCAGCAAGGCCTTAATGCAGCTGAAAAGTCCGTTGAGAAATTCGACAAGACAGTAAAAAAGACCGTCACATCATCGGGTCAGGCCACACTTGCACTTTCCAATTTAGGCCGGGTGGCATCTGATGCCCCGTTCGGGTTCATTGCCATTGCTAACAACATCGAGCCACTCATTCAGTCGTTCCAGTCCCTTAGCAAACAATCAGGCGGGACCGGGGGGGCATTGAAGGCGTTGGCCGGGTCCTTGGCAGGACCTGGTGGTTTGTTGCTAGGCTTCAGCCTTGTATCGTCTGCCGTGACTATTGCCATACAGAAATATGGCAGTATTGGAAAGGCTGTTGATGCCTTGTTCGGTAATTACACAAAACTGGATGCGCAGGTACTGAAAAGTGCAAAGTCTTACGATAAATTCAACGAAAGTCTGCGCACGACTCAGGAAATCGCAGATCAGGAGGAGGCAGGAACAAGGGGGCAAATCGTAAGAGTGCAGGCATTGGCTGCCATTGCTAATGATCAAACTGCAGCATATGGTAAGCGCAATAGCGCACTGAAAGAATTACAATCAATTAGCAAAGACTATTTTGGAAATCTTAAAATCGAGGATGGGTTAATTAAAGGTCTTACTGGCAGTGTCGTACAATACACACAAAGCATAATAAATAGCGCAAAGGCAAAGGGGTTTGAATCAGAGATTGGGAAAACATCAGTACAGCTTCGGGAGCAGGAAAATCTTTTAGAAGCATTAAGACAAAAGAGAGACCAAGTATTAAAAGAGCCCTTTAAGGTAGTAGGTCTTGCGGCAACTAGATCAAATATTGGCGCAATACAAGATGCCAATAATGCGTATGAAGATCAGAAAGTAGTTGTAAAAAATCTGCAAACCGTATTAGCTGATTTAGAGGGTGAGTTAACAAAGTACACGCGCAAATTAGTTGTAGAGAAAATTGAAATAGATGCAGCTACAGATGCTGCAAAATTAAGAGCAGAAGCAGAAAGAGCCGGGAATATAGAGCGACAACGCAACATTCAAAGCGCAAAGGAAGCGCAGGAGGCCGAGGACAGGTTAAACAAGATCCTTGAAATACAGCGCAAACTTCGCAACGCACCAACAAAAGTTGCACTTGATCCGGCAGTAAGTCGCATTTCGCAGATAGCAGAACAGAATAAAATAGCCATTGCAAGCACCGAGCAACTTGGGAAGAAACTACGGGATGCCTTCGGATTGGATTTAACGTCACCACAAATAGACTTTAAGGCACTAGAGGACAAAGCCAGGTCATCATTCGACCGGATTGCAACCATCAGCGGTGAAACTTCACAACGCATAATAAGCCAAACGCAGGCCATCACGGCATCATTTAACACGTTACTAGCACCTGCCATTGATAGTGTGTTTAATGCCCTAGCAACGGGTCAAAATGCTTTCAAGGCCCTCGGGGATAGTCTAAAGCAGTTGGTTGTACAACTTATATCGACAGTCGTGAAAGCTGCCGCCCTGGCTGCCATCATCAGCGCGGTGACAGGCACACCGTTCAACGTAGCCTTCAAAGGCACTTTGTCCGGTGCGCAACAGTTCGGGGCATTGGGCGCAGGGGTGGCACCTGGGCGCATAGGAGGCGCAGCAGCCCCTTCATTTCCGAGAGGCACGGCATTCACCGGGGGCGGTCTGCAACTGGCAGGAAACGTCACGTTCGTCCAACGCGGCACCGACCTTGTCGGAGTGCTAAATCAAGGCAACGCACGCATAAACCGGGTAGGCTGATGGCTACGAAATTCAAGATGGAATGGACGAACGTGCAGGGTGATCTGTGCGTCTTGAATTTCATTGTAGATGATGATTATTGGAGTGATGCACCCATAACCATATATGGCGGCCCTAGGCCATTCGTCCTTTCCGAGTTCAACCAGGACAATGATATTTTCAAACCTATCAGGCCGCAACAGGCAACTATTGAGATACTGGCAAGCATCAATGGTGTTGATTTAGAGGACTTTATTATTGAGGGCGATGACAGGCAGATGATTGTGCGTTTCGACTTTGGATCCTACACTGGGTATTGGTACGGCATCATCAGCCAGGAGGACATGCAAGAACTTTGGATTGCACAAAACCATATCCTTACCCTGCGTGCTGATGAAGGCTTTGGCACGATGAAAACCATACCATTGCAGGACGGCACAGGTCAAATCCTCGCGGGAACATACACA